TCGAGTGGTGACCAGCCTGCTCATTGACGGCAATGCGTTCATCCTCTGCCTGCGCGACTCATCCGACAATGTGATTGAGACGCGAGTGCTTGACCCGAACAAGGTGGAAATCAAGACAGGCGAGTTCGGCGAGCCGCTCTACCACGTGGAAACTCGTGAGGGTCATGTGGTCCTGACGGCTGAAGAGATTGTCCACATCCCGCTCTTCGCAACAGGAGAGAATCATCGCGGACTCTCGCCAGTTGAGCATCACGCAGTGACGCTCGGACTCGCAAGCGCGACGCAAATCTTCAGCGCGAAGTTCTACCAGAACGGCACGACGCTTGGCGGCGTTGTCAAGGTCCCAGGCGAACTGACGCAAGAGCAGGCAGAGAGCCTTCGCTCTGGATTCAGCCGACGACACGAAGGCGTGGAGAAGGCGTGGCGCGTGGCGGTTCTCACCGGCGGCGCTGACTACCAGCAACTCGGCATGAAAATCAGCGACCTGCAACTTGTTGAGACGATGCACTACGGCGTGGAAGCCATTGCGCGTATCTACGGCGTGCCGCTCCACATGCTCCAGTACCCAGGCGGCAACACCTCATACGCTTCGGTCGAGTTGATTGGCATTGAGTGGCTACGACTCGGACTCGGCCCACTCATCGCGCGCCTTGAGGCTGCGTTCCAGCGGCTCGTCCCAGGAAGCCAGCAGACCTTCCTCAAGTTCACCCTTGACGGACTGCTCCGAGCCACGACGCAGGAGCGATACAACTCCTACAGCACGGCACTCAACAACGGCTTCCTCAACGTGAACGAAGTGCGCGCACTTGAAGACCGCGCACCTGTTGATGGTGGCAACGAATACTGGAAGCCGCTCAACATCGGCACACTCGGACAGGAGCCGCCACAGTGAGCTACATCATCACCGACATTGACGGCACGCTGACGACCAGCGGCGACACGCCGAACCAGCCATACATTGACTGGCTCAAGAGCCAAGCCAACGACTTCGGCGCGGAGGTCATCGTGGTCTCTGCTCGACCAATCTCACGCCTCGCGGAGACTGAGCGATGGCTTGAGGAGAACCTCGTGCCATACAAGGAAATCCACCTCCAGGACTTTGGCGAGAGCAACCCAGCCGTGAACGAAGCGTTCAAGGCGTACAAGTACAGCAAGTTGCAGGAAGAATACGGCGACGAGATTGCCTTCCTCGTAGACAACGACGCCGAGGCACGCGACGCGGCCGAGGGCATGGGCATCCTCGCCTACACGCCAGACGAGGCGATGGCGCTGACCGTTGATGACGGCGAGAGCGCAGATGAGGAAATGCGCGTCCTGATTGACGTGCCTGAATACATTCAGACCGCAGCGGCGAAGGGCATCACCTACTTTGAGAACGGCTTCGCCGGTGACGGCTTGCAGCCAGAGACGGTTGAGGAAGCGCGCCAGCTGCGCGCTGGTCAAGTCGAGGATGAGAAGGTCACGCGCATGCGCGCATGGATTCTGCGACACCGACAAGACTGGGAAGGCGTTGAGCGAAACAACAATCCACAAGACGAGAACTTCCCAGGACCAGGCGCAGTTGCCGCCTATCTTTGGGGCGTAGACCCCACAGCAGAGAACGGCACAGACAGGGTTCTACAATGGGCAGATGGCGTACTCGCGCCACTAGAGACTGAAGAGAGGTTTGACGTGAAGGAACTTGAGACACGCGCTCTTCCAATGGGCGACTTCACCGTGACCGAAGGCGAAGACGGACAGAAGACCTTTGTCGGCTACGCCGCGCTCTTCGGCGCACCTTCGGCTGGACTTCCGTTCACCGAAGTCATCGCTCCAGGCGCCTTCCGTCGCACGCTCTCCCGCGTTGCAGATGGCAAAAAGATTGTCTCCTTCCTGTTCGGGCATGACGAGACTCGCGCACTTGCGACCACCGCAAGCGGCCGCCTCGCGCTGACCGAAGACGAGCGCGGCTTGAAGGTTGAGGCTCGCCTTGACCCAGCCGACCCAGATGCCGCTGGCGTCATCTCCAAGCTGACGCACGAGGCTCGCGCGATGGGCATGTCCTTCGGCTTCACGATTCCAAAGAACGGCGACGAGTGGGACGAGGACACGCGCACGCTGCGCGAAGTCAATCTCTTTGAGGTCTCCGTACTCTCCGCCGGGCAGACACCTGCCTACCCAGCAACGCTTGGCTTGACCAGCGTTCGCAAGGTTGCCTCACGCATGGGCGTGGACGGCGACCGCCTCATCTCAGCCATCGAGTCCATCAAGTCGGCGACACCGCTGACCGCTGAGGATGTCGAGGTGATTGACACCGTGCGTGAGAAACTCGCGCCAAAGTCCGAAGCGATTGACCCTTCAATCGCAGAGGCTCGGCTCGTGCTTGCGCGCATGGAGTCTGAATCGCTCTAACAGCCACGAGGTCGCGTCCCGCTGCGCTAAGTACGCAAGCCCACGCAAGACCATCCCGCTAGGCGAGCCGCACCATTGTGGAAACCCAGATAGAAGAAAGGATGCTGACCAAAATGGCAGACATCAAGAAGCTGCACGAGACCCGTGCAAACCTGCTCACGCAGGCGACGAGCATCGTCGCTGAAGCGGCTGAGTCGGGCGTTGCCCTTGAGGGCGACAAGAAGAGCCAGTTCGAGGCCCTTACGGCTGAGGCTGGCGTAATCGCCGAGGCGATTCGCAGCGAGAAGTCAGCAGCAGAGGCGCGCAGCGCCGCTGATGCGGTTCGCGCTGAGTTCGCTTCAGTCATCGCTCCGAAGGCTGAGAAGTCTGACGACGAAGTTGCCGAACTGCGCGCTCTTGGGCGCAATGGCGGCGGCAAGCTCTTTGAGTACCGCGATGTGACTCGCGCAACCGGACTTGGGAACCCAGTTTCCATCGCCGACCGCGTGAACGTTGTGGCCGCTCAGTTCAACCCATTCATTGACCCAGCAATCGTCACCGTGGTTCGCACGGCGACCGGCAACAACATCCAGTTCCCACGAGTCACGGCTCTTGGAACCGCTGGTTCAGTTGCTGAGGCTGGCACAATCGGTGAGTCAGACGGAACGCTCAGCGCGCTGTCCCTCACTCCAGTCAAGTACGCGACCATCATCCAGGTCTCGGAAGAGCTCGTGGAAGATGCAGTGTTCGACCTCGCCGGCATGATTGCCGACAAGTGCGGCGCTGAAGTTGCAGTTGCTCACGGTGCCTTCGCTGGTACCGCTGTTGCTGCGGCCGCGAACATTGGCGCAACTGGCACAGGCACGGCGTCGGTCAACCCGACCTACACCGACCTCGCCAAGCTCAAGGCTTCTGTGAACCAGGCTTACCGACGCGCTCCAAAGGCGGGTTGGTTGATGAACGACGTCACGCTTGGCGTTGTGACCGGCTTGGTTGATACGGCTGGACAGCCAATCTTCCGCGCAGGCGATAGCAACACACCTGACCGACTGTTGGGTGCGCCTATCTACAGCGCAGCGTTGATTGACCTCACCGACGACACCGCAGGCGCAATCCTGTTCGGTGACCTCGGACAGATTTACACGGCACTCGTTGGTGGCGTCCGCGTGGACGTGAGCCGCGAGTACGCCTGGAACACTGGCCTTGTCTCGTACAAGGTTGAGGTTCGCGGTGCGACCGGACTTGCACAGGCTTCAGCAGTGAAGTCCTACAAGTCAGCCAACGTTTCCTAATCGTTAGGAACTAGGTAGCGGCAGGGAGTCGGGCTTCGGCTCGGCTCCCTGTTGCATTAGTGGGAGGGTTCATGGACATCTTCAAGAAGCTCAAGGAACTGACCCGCAGGGGTCCTCGTAGAATCAACGGAGAGGCACCAACGCGGCTCGTAGAGCGCGCTATCATCAGCAGACGTGGCAATACAGCCACTTTGACCAGCCAGCCGCTCAGGGAGCGGGAAAAGGGGAAAAGCCAGTGATTCAGCACCTAAGCAGCAGGCAGATGAGCGTCGGGACCGCAGCCGCCTCCGTGTGCGAGGGCTACGTCGCAGGCACCGAGGTTCACCTGCACGCGCTCGCCAATAACTCGAAGGACGTGCTAATCGGCTCGAGTGACCTGACGCTTGCCAATGGCTTTGTGCTACGGAAGGGCGAACACATCACAATCCGCCTGATGGAGCGACAGACGCTCTATGCTATCGCCGAGAACAATGGTCAAATCCTGACCGTCCTAGAAGTCGGAGGCATCTGATGTCATACGCAACGCTCGCAGAGTTCAAGGCTGCCATCGGCATCGGCACTGCCGACACGACCGACGACACCGCGCTTCAGTCGGTGCTTGATGCAACCGACGCGCTGATTGACAACTACACCGACCGACGACAGGGCTTTGGCACCGCGTCCGAGACTCGCTACTACACGGCGCAGGACTTCCAGTACGTCCTGACGGATGACCTCGTGAGCGTCTCATCGCTGACCACCGACGACAACGGCGACGGCACTTATGAGACGACGTGGGTTGCGAACACCGACTATGTGTTTGCACCGGCGAACAACGCGCTGGATGGCTGGCCGTACAGCAGCATCGAGGTCAGCGTCACGTGGCCAAAGAACTTCCCGAAGGGCGTCTATCGCGGCGTGAAGGTCATCGGCGTCTTTGGATGGCCAGCCGTGCCAAGCGCCGTCAAGCAGGCGGCAATCATTCAAGCAGGAGCAGTCTGGTCAAGCCGAACTTCGCCGTTCGGTGTGATTGGCTCGCAAGACCTCGGCGGCATCCTTCGCCAGACGCGCGCACTGCACCCTGAGTCTCAGGTTCTTCTTGAGCAGTACCGCCGACGCGAAGGTCTGGCGCGGTGAGCTTCAACGACGCAACGATTCTTGCTGGACTCGCCGCGCACCTCAGTGCGAAGTCGGCTCCAACTGGCTACACGCTGCGGACGGTCCACACCTTCCCGCCGGACAATCTGGCAGTGGTGCCAGCGTGCGTCCTCGTGCCAGGCGACGACACGGTGGCATACGGCGCGAGCAACCGTCAGGTCACGCTGACCATCAACGCGACCATCTACATCCAGCCGCAGGCAGACCTTGCGCGCAAGTACGCCGACCTGATGGCGTGGCGCACGTGGCTGCGCGACAGCCTCATTGACGGCGTGACGCTCGATGGCACGGATGCCGTGGCACAGGCGAGCGTGACCTCCACCAACATCGGCACCGACACATGGGCAGACCAGGACTACCTCACCATCTCAGCGAGCATTGAGGTCACAGGCGTGGAGGCAATCGCAACCAGTGCCTAGCCTGAAGAAGCCGCTCTCGTATCCAGTCATCAGCCACATTGACGTGCAGTACGTCGCCGGCGCTCTTCCACAAGGAGAGTTCGTCGGAGGATTGCCGCTCGATGGGTCTACAATCAGCGCACCCGCAGCCCTCGCGCAAGCGTGGATTGCGGCAGGAATCGCCAAGCCAGCAAGTGCCGCACCAGCGGCTGAAGACGACAAGGAGAACGAATAATGCCAGCCGCATCCGCAGGCAACGTCCTGTTCAGCAAACTCGTCGCCTTCAAGGAAGCGACGCCTGGAACCATCCCAACGCTGACCTCTGGCGGCCGCAAGCTGCTCGTGACTCCAACTGGCGTCATCTCCGATGGCGTCACGATTGAACTTGGCGCCGAGCGTTCAGTTGCACTTCGCAACCCGCTCATCGGCTCCACCGGCACCATCGTCTCCATTGAGCCAACCCTGAGCGCCACCGTTCCTGCGGTGAGCGTCGGCGAACTTCCACTCTGGCTCTCAATGACCCGAACCGATACCCCAGCGGGTACGGCTGCGCCATACGAGTGGGACTACGACTACTCGATGACGGCAGCAAACTCGCCAACGTCCTACTCGCTCGTCGCAACCGACGGACAGCAGCAGTACGTCGCGAACTACTGCCTGGCTGAGTCCATCACGATTGCGGCAGACCGCAGCGGACTGACGAACCTCAGCGCCAACCTCTTCGCGCAGAACGTTGCGAAGAACAGCGCGACACTCGCCGAAGGCACACCAACCTCACCGTTCATGGCAGGACGCCTCTGGAACGCATACCAGCACGGCTCATCCTTCCCAGGCACGGCTGACGGCACGGCGTACGAGTACCTGCTCGACTTCAGCCTTGACTTCAACGCAGGCATCACGCGCCAGTCGTACCTCGCAGGCACGACGACCTTCAGCACGCACAGCGAGAGCAACCCATTCAGCGGCACGCTGACGATGACGGTGAGCAGCACGGCGAGCGCAGTCTCGACGTGGTACGACGCCTACCGCGCAGCGACGCCAAAGGGCGTGCGACTCTCGTGGAGCAACGGCACCTACAGCGCGCACATCATGGCGATGATTGTCCCAACCGAAGTGCAGCAGATGGCTGGCGCTGAGGATGGGCTGACCACGATGGCCGTGACAGGCACGCTGGTCTACGACACGGTGAGCGCGAAGAGCCTTCGCATCCTCGTGAACAGCGACTTGGCGGCGCTTCCGTAAGTTCAACCTAGTAGCAGAGAAGGAGGAGGCTAGATGAGCCAGAGCAAGCCACAGTTCCGCACCGTAGACATCTCGTTGTCTGCACCCTTTGAGGGATGGACGGCGACCATGAAGGCAGAGGGCGTTCCTGCTCGCATCTTCATCGAGCTGCAAAGCGGCTCAGTGGAGCGCGCACTCACCGCACTTGAGCGCCTCGTCATCAAGCACAACTTCCTCACGGAAGATGGCGAGCCGGCAAAGCAGGTGCTAGACGCGCCGATGGACGCACTCTCGGACGCCATCACGAAGTGGAGCGACGCAGTAGCAGCACTCCCCCCTCGCTAAGGCTCGACGCCCAGCGGCTGGCGGCGGGTCGTTCACTGGCGCCGCACCCGCTCATCGCAGCGCACCTGATTGGCGAGAAGTTCCACATCCCACCGCACGAGGTTCTGCAGTGGGAGGCAGAACACTTCACTCGTACAATCATGCTGATGTCCGACCTCCAACCTAAGGAGAAGCATGGCCGCTAACTCACTCGACCGCCTGACAATCTCTTTCAACGTGGACTCCAACTACGAGGCGCTGCGCCTCGGCTTCCTTGAGGGCGCGAACCCGCGCGCCTACAAGCGACTGCTCAGCATCGCCACGCTGAACGCTGCGCGCACGATGGTCAAGCCAATGCGTGCTGAGGCTCCGGTCGGAAAGACCACCAAGACGCCAGGGCGACTCCGCAAGGCAGTCACGGCACGCCGCGCACGGTTCAACACACCCGCCGCAGTGGTCGGTCCGAGGGCTGGACGCAGCCGAGAAGGTGGTTCTGGTGGAGCGTGGTATCGCTGGTTCGTCACCTCTGGAATCAGTGGGATTCGGCAAACTAAGAACGGACCGAAGGCAGTGAAGGCAGTTCCAGCCAACCCATTCGTCACGCGCGTCTCCAAGAACGAGGCGCACCAGAAGACTGCGATGGAAGCGATGGCAAAGACAGTAGAATCGTTCTTCAACAACGAAGCGTTCCGCAATACCATCATGAAGTTCAAGCGAGGTAGATAAATGGCGTTCGGGTCTGACCGTTCAGCGAACTTCGTCATCGCGGCAAAGGACGCCGCGACGCAGCCAATGAGCAAGATTGGCAAGGCGATGGGAACCCTCAAGAGCGCGGCTGGGACTGCGTTCAAGGCAATCGGCGCAGCTGCACTCGCGGCAGGAGCCGCTCTTGCAGCGTTCGCAGCCAACGCGGTCATGGCCGCAGCGGAGGATGAGAAGCAGACGATTCGACTCAATGCCGCACTCAAGGCGCGCGGCTATGAGATGGACCAACTCAAGCCGAGGATTGAAGAGCAAATCAAGTCAATGGCTCGTCTTGGCTTCACCGATGACCAGGTGCGCGCTGGGCTAGAAGTCGGAAGCCGATTCTTCAAGAATCAAGAGAACCTTCTGCGCGCCAACGCGGTCGCCGCCAACATCGCCGCAGCCACCGGCAAGGACCTCAGCACGGTGATGCTCGCAATCGGGCGAGGAGCAGCGGGTAGCACGCGCGGCTTGATGACGCTCGGCATCGAGGTGGAGAAGGGCGCCAAACTGAAGGACATTCTGCGAGCGGCAGACGAGAAGTATCTCGGCGTCGCTGAGGAAGTCGCCAACAGCACG